GTAATATATGGACTTCCGGAAACGTCACTGCGTATTCTGACATTCGTGTGAAAGAAAATCTAGAAATTATTCCAAATGCCCTTGAAAAAGTTAAGAAGTTAAATGGCTATACTTTCGACCGAACTGATATTGAGATAGATAACGAAGGAAATACTCCGAGGAAAAGACAAGCAGGTGTCGTTGCTCAAGAAGTTTTAAAAGTTTTGCCTGAAGTTGTAACTGGAAACGAGACAAATCCTGATGGTCATTTATCAGTTGCATACGGTAATATGGTCGCGTTGTTGATTGAAGCAATTAAAGAGCAGCAAGAACAAATTGAAGAATTAAAAGCGAGATTACAATGAGTGTTACATATAATTACGATATGCCAGTAGGTGGTGCTACAATAATGCAAGTGTCGTATTATTCTGGAGATCAAAATAAAGTAATAGAACTAGAAGCTGTGTTTGCTAATGGTGTTTATGATGCAGAGGCCACAGAGTTAGTTGTAGCAGCTCAAGCAAATACTATATTTGACGAACCAATTATTGAACCACCACCAATGGAGGGTCCACCAGAATAATGGCACTTGAAGATCAATTACCTTGGAGTTCTTAAATGAAAAGCACATGGCTTGAGCCAGAGGCAGGAAGTAACGCCGTAACAGTTACTTTTTATGATTCAGGACGCGATCAAACGCATGTTCGAGAAGTTAATGCAATTTTTAATAATGGCGTTTATGATGATTCTGCTACTGCGCTTCGAATAAAAGAAGTTGAACGGGGTGTGTCTATTAAAATGAGATCGGGAGCAATTTCAAAGTCACAAAATGAGGATTCAGCCTGATGGGACTACCTTCTTCTGGCGCTATTTCTTTGAACCAGATCCACACAGAAATTGGAGCAGGATCTGGGACAACTTGTTCTATGGGAGATGGAGATTTAAGGTCACTTGCTGGTGACACCAGCGGTGCAATTTCAATGAGTCAATGGTACGGTAAAAGATTTTGCACAGTTTCTGAATGGAATACATATTGTGCCTCAATCACAAGTTCTACATTAGCGGGAAGCAATTCCTGGACGGGAACTGGTTGGATAAGAGTTACTAGTCCTTCTTCTTATGGAACGATGTGGGGTAGTCCGCGAAATAATGCTGTAACAAGTGATTCTGCTTTGAATAGAGTATTCCAACACATGGTAGGAAGCGAGGCAGAGTGGAATTGGATCACCAGTAACGGTGTTCAAGGGCTTATATATCAAAGTAATTACGGGTCATGGGGTTCGCATACTAGTGCGACTCATAACGGATATACGTCGTATAGTTATGGGACCTATGACTCCAACGATTCTTATCAGTGCCGTTGGTTGTATAATGGCACTGCATATTCACGTGTCTGGAGCGCCAGCCCGAGTGTATTAGCAGTAGGATAAAGAAATGGAATACTCATATGAAATTTTAATAGCAGAGCCAAAACATAAGGCTCTTTCTGTTAGATATTTTAAAGATAATAGTTCTGACTATTTTAAAAATTTTATAGTAGAGGATTGGTCAGATTCTTCAGCAGTGACATCAGTCATTCATAACTTTGCACCATTTGTTCTTGAACATTGGAGTTATCAAGACTCTGCTAGTTCTGTTAGTCCAATGCAAGTTGGATACATTGGTTCTGATAGTGCTCAACCATATTCTGAGCCAGAACAACCAACTATTTCTTTAGCTGATCAACAAAGAATGAAAAGAAACACTTTGTTACAAGAGACCGATTTTCATGCCTTAACCGACTGCACTATGGATTCTAATATGATATCATATAGACAGGCTCTTCGTGATATTCCTCAACAAGATGGATTTCCAGACAACGTAGTGTGGCCAACTAAACCTGTATAAATAAATCTAATTAGATTCACCTGCAGAATGGCCGACAATGAATATCGATCAACCAGCTGCAAACACCTAATTAGGTGAATTGGTATAAAGAATAAACATGTATAAATAATGGATAGATATGAAAGACGATGAACATAAATCTGGTATATCTGGTGTTATAGAAATTAAACGCGCAGATGGTACCATACAAAAATTAAGATTGACATCGAAAGATTCAAAAAAAGAAACTCAAGGAGAAAGTGCTAATGGCAACACTAGAACATCCAGTAGACGTACGGAATCTGATAGCTGATACCGTTGTCGATCGTATTGACGCAGGCGGCAGCGCCGGAAAACTTATTTTTTATGATACAGGTACTGTAGCAGCTGGAGGAAATGCTGTTATTGCAGAATTGACATTTAGCAGTACTGCATTTGGTGCGGCTAATAACGGAGTTGCAGAAGCTGACACTATCACAGCTGATACTAACACATTGGCACCTGGAAATGGTTGGTCATCTGGTGACTCATCAACAGTAACGTACTTCGAAGTACAAGATTCGAATGGCAATACAATCTTTACTGGTGACGTTACTGATGACGACACCGGAACGGGTTCAATTCAGCTTTCGTCTGTGAACATCGGTACTGGTGATACAATCTCTGTCAGCTCTCTGACTTATACTGCGCCGAATTAATTAACAATGGTTTTGGGTAACGAAGTCTTTGACCGTTACCTCGTTTCCGGCCAAAGAGATCTAACATACAAGGGCAGGTTTATTCTGCCCTTTGTTATGCGGGTGATTTATGGCTAGAATAGTTTATGTAGTTGATGGAACACCACCCGGCAGTAATAATTACGTAGATATTGGCTATGTAATTAAATATGAAGAAGTTACTGCTGGTGTTCTTGGTATTACTAATAGTGCTGTATCTGGCTCTAGCGCTAGAACGGTATTCAGTGTTAATACAAATCTCGTAGCTGGTGACTGTTCAGTTACCACTTCTCCAGAGAGACAACTACCAGGAACTGGTACAGTCGTTTGTGCCGGCACTGCTGTTACTGGTATTGCAGAACGTGTAATTACGAGTAGCGTATCTCTTACTGCTACAGATTGTTCTGCATCTGGTGTCGGCGAAAGAACAATCATTGCTACAGGTACGGGTGATCTCGTATCTGGCAATTCCGTATTGGGAGATGCAACACGTAAGGTTGTTACGTCTGCTAGTCTTGTAGCAGTTAATAGTTCTACAAGCGGTATTGCAGAACGTACAATTGTATCGACATCTACTTCCCTTGTATCCGCTAATTCTTCCGTATCCTCTACGCTTGAACGTGAGCTTACTAGCACTGGTTCTCTTGTTGCTGTCGGATCTGTAGTTTCAGGTACTGCTGAAAGAGAAATTACAACATCTATTTCTCTTACTGTTTCAAATGGTAGTACTGCAGGTGTTGGCGAACGAACAGTTGTATCTACGTCGGCAAATCTTACCACATCTGCAACTGTAACAGGCGCCGGTACAAGAACAATTATTGCTACAGGTGCAGGAGATCTTGTATCTGGTAATTCAGTTCTTGGTGATGCGACACGCAAAGTTGTTACATCAGCAAATGTAGTTGCTGTTAATTCTAGCACTAGCGGTGTTGCTGAAAGAACGATCGTATCTACATCTACATCTCTCGTAGCAATTAATTCTAGTACGACTGGTGTTGCTGAAAGAATTGTTACGAGTACATCTACAACACTGCCACAAAATAATAGTAGTATATTAGGTGTCAGTGAACGTCAAATTCCTGGTACAGACTCGCTTGTCGCTGTTGGTGCTAGTACGAGCGGTAGTGGTACTCGAACAGTTGTTTCTACTTCAGCTGGACTCGTTACGACAGCTTCGACTGCAGGTATTGCAGAACGAACTATTGTATCCACTTCTACTGATTTAGTAACAAGTGCTTCAGTAACTGGTTCTGGTGTAAGAAGAATTACTTCTATTACTGGAATCGGCGATCTTGTAGCCGGTGATGCAGTTGTAGGAGATGGTACAAGAAGAATACCATCAGTATCTGCGACACTTGCAGCGACTAATTCTATTGCGGCTGGTATAGTCGAACGTACAATTGTACTTACATCTGGTATTTCTCAACCAATAACAGCTAGTACATCTGGTGTTGCAGAACGAACTATTGTATCGACATCGACAAGTTTGGTAACATCAGCATCTATATCAGGTGTAGGTGAAAGAACTATAACATCTATATTCGGATTTGGTGATCTTGTTGCTGGAAATTCTACTGTTGGTACTGGTAAACGAGAAGTTGTCGGAACAGATTCGCTCGTTGCTGTTGGAGCTAGTACAAGTGGTGTAGGTAAACGTACAGTCGTATCAACATCAGCTAGTTTAATAACATCAGCTTCGACTAGTGGCATTGCTGAGCGAACAATAGTATCGACAGCAACAGATCTCACTACTTCAGCAACTACTGCTGGTATCGCCGAGAGAATTATACCTGGAAGTGGTGATACAACTACAACTATATCGAGTGTCAGCGGTGTAGGTATAAGACGAATTACATCGATTACAGGATTTGGTGATCTCGTAGCGGATGATGCAGTCGTTGGTGATGGTACGCGTAGAATACCTGCGGTTTTTGCAAATCTTATTACAACTGCATCAACTTCTGGCTCTGGTATTAGAACAGTTGTATCTGAATCTACATCACTTGTATCGACAGTTGCAACTGTATCTAGTTTCCCTGAACGTATTATTACAAGTACATTTACTGATTTACCACAATCAGTTCCTGGCTCAATTAGTGGTATTGCTGAACGTGAACTCGTAGTATTTGATGGTCTCGTCGCTTATGGTTCTTCAACTGCAGGTTCTGGCATACGAACAGTAGAACTGACTACTGGTGTATTGCCACAAAATGGTTCGACGAGCGGTGTTGGTCTTAGAACTATTGTATCGACTAGCACAGATGTTGTTGCAACAACTGCATCGGTCCAAAGTCCAGTACCAGTCGAACGTATTATTACTAGCACATTTACTGATTTACCACAATCTGTACCAGGTTCAATATCAGGTATTGCAGAGCGCGAGCTTGTAGTTAATGATAATGTAACTCCATATGGAGGTTCAACTGCGGGTAGTGGTATACGAAGTGTTGTTCTTGTCAATGGTGTGCATCCGAGAAATGCGGCTGGTAGTGGTGTTGGTAAACGAACTGTCGTTTCAACTAGTACTGATGTCGTCGCTACAACTTCTACAGTACAAAGCCCGATTCCTGTCGAACGTATCATTACAAGTACATTTACTGACTTGCCGCAGTCGATTCCAGGTTCTACATCTGGTATTGGTGTACGCGAGCTAGTTGTACTTGATGGCCTCGTTGCATACGGTGCTTCTACTACTGGTTCTGGTAAGCGTGAAGTCAAATCTACTAACGGTGATCTTGTTGCTGTTGGTGCAAGAACAGACGGTGTAGTTGAACGCGAGATTACATCTGTTAGTGGCTTCGGTGATCTTGTTGCTGGTAACTCTGTACTCGGCGATGGTACTAGACGTATTACTGTTACGTCTAATATCTCTCAGATTTCTACAGCATCGGGTTCTGGTAAACGTACAGTTGTATCTAAATCTGCAAATCTACAAGGCACACCTAGTGTACTTGGTGTTATCGAAAGAACAATTGTACAGACTGCTGATAATATACCGCAAGCTTCTGGAGCTCGTGTTACCGGCAGAGTAGAACGTGTAATTACTTCAAAGTCCGCTGCGCTTCCACAAAGTGTACCAGGTTCTACAAGTGGTGTTGGTACAAGAACAATTACTATTACCACAAATATTAATCAAACATCTTCGGTTTCTGGTTCTGGTACTCGAACTGTTAAACTAATAACTGGTGTTGTTCGCGGCCTTGAAAATAGTTCAAGGGTACGTGGTGTTGGTCAAACTGCCAACAAGCTTGCCATCGCGATGGACATCAATGTTAAGATTAGACCTGAGGTAAATATAATTAGTCAGGTTGCCGAAGAAACCGAGATCATCGCTAGAGTTAAGACTGAAACTAATATGAAGGCAACTATAGAAGATACACGAGAAATTGTTGTGAAGATAAAGCCAGATAACTATGGCGAAGGCGGCCGTATCTACACCAAAGTAGCATAAATAAAATAACGAAATACGGAGAAAACAAATGGCAGTTCCAACAACGAGAGATGACTTTAAGGAGTATTGCCTCCGATCTCTTGGCAAGCCAGTTATAGAAATCAACGTTGACGATACACAAGTAGAAGATCGTATCGACCAAGCGTTGCGTTTTTACTGGGACTACCACTTTGATGGCACAGAGAAAATATATTATAAGCACGAGATCGATGCTAATACTGTATCAAATAAGTACATCGATCTGCCAGAAAATATTATTGGTGCTGTGAAGCTTTTTCCTATCGGCGATCCTAATACTTCATCCGGTGATATCTTCAATATACGTTATCAGATCGCGCTGAACGATCTCTACACATTGACGAATGTGGCGTTGATTGATTACTATATGACAATGGAACATCTTTCTCTCGTATCCGAATTACTCGTAGGTAAACCACAAATACGATATAATCGACATCGAAATAGATTACATATCGATGAAACTGCGGGCGATTTAGAAGTTGGTCAATATTTGTTAGTCGAAGCTTATGAGCTCGTAGATCCTGCGACATACACAGATGTATGGTCTGATCGTTGGTTACAATACTACACTTCGCAACTTATCAAACGACAATGGGGCACAAACCTTACCAAATTCGAAGGACTTCAATTACCTGGTGGTGTGACGTTTAACGGTAGACAAATCTACGACGAAGCGCAGGCAGAAATCACTAAACTAGAAGAAGAAATGATTAATAACTATAGTCTGCCTGTAATGGATATGATTGGTTAGTACTAGCTAATTATACTGTAAAACTAGGAATTGTACATGGCTACAAACCCATATTTTGATAATTTTTATAACTCGCCTGAACAGACTCTCATTGAGGATCTGATCATTGAGTCTATTAAAATATATGGACACGATGTTTGGTTCTGTCCTCGTACAGTCGTGGCTCGTGACAATGTCTTTAATTCTGATGCACTTTCACAATATAACGATTCGTATCAAATCGAGATGTACATCAAAAACGTCGAAGGATTTGAAGGTGAAGGTGATTTCTTATCACGCTTTAATATTCAAATCCGTGATCAAATTACATTTACAGTAGCAAATAAAAGATATAATGAAGTCATTGGTGATTACGAAGATTCACCAAGACCGAAAGAAGGTGACATCATTTATTTCCCTCTTACTGAAAAAATATATCAGATCAAGTTTGCAGAACACGAGGCTCCTGTCTTCTATCAATTGGGCGCGTTACAGTGTTATGATTTAATATGCGAGCAGTTTGAATATAGCGGTGAAGATTTAAATACAGGCGTTGATGCAATTGATTCACTTGAAACGAAATACACACTTGTAGCTGATGCTGATGACGGTATTACGTATGATGAAAACAATAATGTCATTATAGATGCAAATACTGGCCGTCCTCTTGGTGTAACTTCAGATTGGCAACCAGATGATGTATTTAATGATGGCGGCACATATGAAACTTTGGCTGATGGTTTTATTGACTTTTCAGAAGCAGATCCATTTAGCGACGACGGGCGATACTAATGTTTGGAAAAACTTTTTACCACGATACATTGAGAAAGTATGTCATACTTTTTGGCACCCTCTTCAATGATATTTGGATCAATCGTCCTGACAATGCGGGTAATGTAAAGCAGTCACTAAAGGTACCACTTTCGTATGGACCAAGAGAAAAATTCTTGGCTCGTATCGACGGTATCGATAGTAACAGAGATCCACAAGAAAATCCTTTCTCAATCGTACTGCCGAGAATGGGATTCGAGATTACAGGATTCAATTATGCTCCAGAAAGAAAATTGCCTACACGTAATAACTTCGTTACTACAGTTACCGATGACAATACTAAAAAGAAACATGTCTATAATCCAGTCCCGTATGACATTAATTTTTCACTTTCTATTTTCGTAAAGAACACAACAGATGGTACTCGTATTATCGAACAGATCCTACCGTTCTTTACACCTGAATGGACATCAACAATTCAACTCGTCGATGATGCGCCTATCGATATCAAATTAGATATTCCATTGGTTTTGACTTCGGTCAGTCAAGATGATGTATATGAAGGCTCATTCGAAGAGAGACGTGCATTGATATGGCAATTGGATTTTACAATGAAAGGTGTTTTCTTCGGGCCAGTTTATAAGCAAGAGATAATCAACCTTGCTAATACACAAATTTTCGATGCTACATTATATGATGATATTACTCTCGCACCTGATGGAACAGATCCAGTATTAGATATAGCAGCTAGAATCACAAATCAACCAGGATTATTAGCTAACAATACACCAACAATATATACTAGTTTGAATAGTGAACAAGCTACTGCAATTGCATCTATTACAGACGGAGAAGTTACAGATATTACTATCGTTAATGATGGTGTGGGTTATAGCGAAGCAACTGTTACTATTACTGGTGGCGGCGGTGCAAATTCTACTGCAACTGCCGTTATTGATGATTCTGATTCTGTATCACAAATAATTATAACAAATGGTGGCTCCGGTTATACAAGTACACCTACAGTGACTATTTCTGCACCTGATCTGGTATCACTCGATGCTGATCAAATTGCAGCTAACTCTGACTTTGGACTTGCTGTTACTATAGATGATCCATGGCCGGATCAGTGAAGGATAAAGACATGAAAGATAATGCACAACTCGATGACATTTTAGATGTCAAATCAACAACGATTATTGAAATCGATGATGATAAACCATTACCCACGACTTATCGGCCATCTCTGCATGAAACTGATAAAGAAGTTGAGAATGATACAAAATATGTCCGTCAAAATTTCTATGATCTGATTGAGAAAGGTCATAGCGCTATCGATGAACTACTTGCAGTTGCAGATCAATCACAACATCCTCGTGCTTATGAAGTACTCGCTACTATGATTAAGACGATGGGTGATATGAATAATGATCTATTAGGCATGCATGAGAAAAAACAAAAGCTTACCGGTGAAAAACCAGAAGACAAGAAGGAAACAGTCAACAATAATCTTTTTGTGGGCTCTACGAGTGAGCTACTAAAGTTGATGAACAAAGATGGCGACTGATATTCAGGATATTATTGACTACCGTTCGTATCTCGGTAATGTCAATCTTAAAAGAAAAGGCGTAACGATCGAGTGGACCGAAGAGATGGTCCAAGAATTTGTGAAGTGTGCAAAGGATCCAATATATTTTGCTGAGAAGTATATACAGATCGTGCACGTTGACCATGGACTCATACCGATTGTATGCTATGACTATCAAAAAGAAATCATCGAAAAGACCACAAACAACCGACGTGTATGCGTGGTCACAAGCCGCCAAGCGGGTAAGACAACGACTGCTGTCTGTCTTATACTTCATTATATTCTTTTTAACGATCATAAGCTTGTCGCTCTTCTCGCAAATAAAGGAGATGCTGCAAGAGAAATATTGGATCGTATCAAGACGGCTTATGAAGCTCTTCCTAAGTGGTTGCAACAAGGTGTCATCGAATGGAACAAAGGATCCGTAGAATTTGAGAACGGATCAAAGATTATTGCGGCAGCCACATCATCATCAGCAATTCGAGGTAAATCAGTATCTTTTCTTTATATCGACGAGACGGCCTTCGTAGAGAACTGGGACGAATTCTTCGCTTCGGTCTTTCCTACAATTTCTTCTGGTACGTCAACCAAAATTCTACTAACATCAACCCCGAACGGTCTGAAC